AGCCAGTTCGCTGTCGTTTGAATATCAGTATCAGGTCGAACTGTTGATCACCGACTTTACCCAGGACATCGATCTGATCGTGGTGCCCATTCTGGCCTGGCTGCGTGAGCATCAGCCGGACATCATGGCGACGCCTGAAAAACAGCAGAATGGATACACGTTTAAGGCCGATATGCTCAATGATGGGAGCTATGACATCGCTATTCATTTGCAGTTCACCGAGCGCGTGATCGTCAAACAGATTGACGCCGGTCTGCACGTTGAGCATTTTCCTGAACCGCCAATGCCGGAGCCGGTGGAAAGGCCGCGTGAACTGTACCTGCACGGCGAGTTAGTGAGTCAATGGAATGAGTGAGCTGACCGCGTTTGATAACCATATCGATGCACTGATTGCTGCGCTTTCACCACAGCGCCGAAAAGCTTTAGCGACAGAGATTGCAAAGCGTCTGCGCAAACACCAACAACAGCGCATCAAGCGGCAGGTTACCCCGGAAGGGAAACCTTTCACCCCACGACAGGATCAGATCCTCCGCAGCAAAAAAGGACGACTCAAGCGTGAGATGTTTAGCAAGCTGCGCACGGCCAAGTACATGAAGGCCAAAGGCTCAAATAATGATGCGGTGGTGGAGTTCACTAGCAGAGTTAAACGAATGGCTGAAGTGCATCAGTACGGCCTGCGAGATCGTCCGAACGTCTGGGCTAAAGAAGCGCCTTATCCTGCTCGTCCTTTGTTGGGATTTGATGCTGAAGATTTGAAAATTGTAGAAGAAGAATTACTAATACTTATTAGCTCAGGCTTCTCCTGATATAACAGCGGCACGGAGCCAACCTAATCTGATAGGCAGCTCTGTGCCAGCAGCGAACATTGCTACATCACAATGCGTTAATCAACGGCGAGCAGGTTAATAAAGTGGTGAAAGGAGTATGTTATCCTCAGTTTTCGGCCGCCATAAACGTCAGCGATGATTCTTAACTGTACGCCCTTTAATTTACAATTGCTTCAATGAGTTACATGGATTGAGTTTAGCTAATTTTAACATTGCTTCCTTTCTGCCAAAGTAGGCAATCACATGCACACCATTTTAAGGAATGGTGTAATAAAAGGAGATGATACGCCATGCTTTTCAGATGTATTTTGTTGTTTTATAAACGTTTTATAGTGCTATAAAGGTCCGGACTGAGGAATGAAAAGTATTAAAGTCTCAAAACGCTAAGCGTGGGCAAGGTTGAGCAAAAAAAGATATAGATCGTAGATTTTTTTGATTCTCTACCTTATGATTCAAAAAAGTTCACTGGAAGATACTGTATGGCCAACAATCAACCACAAAAAACCAATGCTTCAGGTGCTGCTTCAGTAAGTCAGGTTGCTCTGCCTATTGTTCAGGATGGTTTTATAAATGTTATAACGCAGCTTCCTGCGTCCGGGTTAATGGCTAAAACATTTATTTGTTCAAACTTTGATTTAGCAAATCAAACTAACACATATTATATGAAAATTTATAATGACGATAAAATTGTTATAAATGAGATGGTTGGTTATATTCTAGCTAAATCAAGTGGCTTGGACGTGGCAAGTAAAGCCTACCTACTTGAATTAGGTACCATGACTCGTGCTCTTATTGATAGCTTTTATAAGCTTAGAGGTATCACTAACAACAGAGAGCATTACAATTCCGCATATGCTTTTATAGTATCTAGTGCCCCAGGAATAAATATAACCACTCATAGTAGTAATACAGTCGCCCAAACTGATTTTTTTAAAAAAAGAATAAGCAATTGGAATAAAAACAATTCCCTTATAGCTTTCGATGAGTGGGTGGCGAATACTGACAGGAATGCTGGTAATATTTTATTTGGTAACAATGCCAATTATGTTATTGACCATGGTGCAATGCCTGTTCAGATGAACTGGAGTAAGGGATGTTTACAATCGAATATGTGCTTCACTAACATCCACTATGCCAATACCGCTTTGGTAATGTCAAAAAATCCGGCGGATGTTGAGCTTTTGATTGAATCATCGAAACATGCTACAGCTTTCAACAATGTGAAAAATTCAATCATAGATATAATAAAAAATACAGTTAAAATGAACCCAGACTATCAACAGATGATTGATTTCCTTGAGACTAGAGCTGTTTCTGTCAGGAATGTAACATATGCGAATATGGCAGGAGCCAGATAGATGAAACAATTTAATTGGCACAAAATACAATGGATGCCGTTTTTCAATACTCAAGAAATTATTAATGTTGGCGTTGTTGTAAGTGATGATAAAAATAACATATTGAATATTAAGCTCATTGAGGATTTATCTAAAGTTAAATTCTTTTTTGGTGACTCAATAATAAGTGATGCTTCATTGGCATTTGACGTTGTGAGGGTAATGGTTAGCGGTAACACGATATCAGGTGATATTGATACTCCCCAAGTTAAAATTAGAGATCAAGGGATCGCTTTTTCCAATAGTGTTGCTTTACTGACCGAGCAATTAATGAGCCAAGTAGTAACTGCATATAAAGTTAAAGAGAGAAAATCCAGATACTCACCGTTGACAACCAAAAGGCTATTAACAACGTTAAAAGATAAAGTTCCGGATATTTATAAGGGTTATATTCCAGATAATCCATTCTTGGAAGTTAAACCAGATTTGTCTGTGTATATTCCGATGAGAAAAAATGGATTGAGCGATGTTGCGACAGTAATATCTGCAGATTATTTGGACATTGAGCGAAGATCCACTCGTTTTTATGAAGCAATGAGAGACCTTTCTTTAGTAAATATGGCCTCCAAGGGAAAAACTAATTCAAAAAGTGCTTTTGTATTAAAACCCCAAGGGATAACCCATTTATCAAATTCGCTCAGAAAGAGTATTGATGGTGAAATAGAGATGTTTAAGTACCAAGCCAAAGATAGAAGTTTTGAAGTGGTCATATGCGATGATTCGGATGATTTTGTCACTAAAGCATTATCTTGGTGCGCTTAGTTAATTGAATATAAATGTTTTTTTGTGAGCTGCGTTAAGTTTACATTTATCCAAATCATATAACCGCCTTGATGTCGCCTTTTGGTTTGGAATTAGCGTAGCTCTCATACATACGATTTGCGATTTTCACTTATTATGGCCTGCTCCCCGTTTATAGACATTCAGCTTTGTTAGTAACGCCCACATCAGATGAAAGAGTAACTGCTAACTTCCGCTTTTCGCTGTGAGTTCAACGGGTCGATGCAACGCTATCCTTAAAGAAGGGGGACGTTGCCATGAAACGAAGAACTCGCATTCACTACACGCCAGAACAAAAGGCGATTATCTGGGACAGATATAAGCAAGGTGATTCCCTGCATGATATCGCCAGAATGTTCGACAGGTTTCATTCTTCTATTATGCCGACTATCCACCAGACTGGTGGGTATCGTCCTCCTGTTCGAAAGCGGCACCGACTGGCTCTTTCACTTAATGAAAGAGAGGAGATATCCAGAGGATTGGTAGCAAGACGTAGCATCAGGGATATCGCTGATAAATTATCAAGAGCCCCCTCAACGATTAGCCGCGAGATCAAGAGGCATGGAGGTGCAAAACAATACCGTGCAGCAATAGCAGATACAGCTGCGTGGGAAAGTGCTCTGAGACCAAAATCTTGCAAGCTAATTGAAAGCCCCACATTGTGTAAACTCATTGCAGAAAAGATGCATCAGGACTGGTCGCCGGAACAAATCGCCGGTTGGCTGAAACGCTGTTATCCGGATAATCAGGAAATGCATGTGTCACACGAAACGATTTATAAAACGCTTTTTATACAAACCCGGGGAGCATTAAAAAAAGAACTACAGCAATGCCTCAGAAGCGGAAGAGTTGTGCGTAGATCCAGAACGTCATCGCTTAAAGGGAAAGGATTAGGGTCAATCCCGGATGCGATACCTATCAGAGAAAGGCCACCTGAAGCCGCAGACAGAGCCATACCAGGTCACTGGGAAGGCGATCTGATCCAGGGCTCGAAAAACTCCTATATTGTCACTCTCGTAGAACGCCATTCCCGCTTTGTTATGCTGGCTAAAATCAGAGACAACAAGACCATAACGGTTATATCTGCACTCATCAAACAAGCCCGGGAATTACCCGTTGAGCTTTATAAAACACTAACATGGGATCGGGGGT